AATGTAGATATAACTGCGGTTACTTTCCCCGTAATTCCCCACACTTCCCTTGCTGCCGGAAGGCCGCTCGATATTCCACAAAATGAGGTGAGCGTTGCGCTCTTTGTGTACCTGATTGTCTATATGTGGATTCCATTCGCCATTATGAGGGGAAACGATATAGACCTTATGCTGCGATACGTCTACTTCACTAACCGGAATAATGGGGAAGCCCGACAATTCAGCTAGGCGGAAAAAGTCCGTGTAACTATCGTAATGATGTCCTGTTTTGACAAAGACAATTTCAGGCATTTTCAACCTTTATCTTAGTTTCGCCATCACTTGCTCGGTAAAAGGTAAACTTATAGCAAGTTTCCTCACCACGAATTTCAAAGCCTGTGAATTGTTCGTGTAACTCTAATTTATCAGGCTTTACATAATTCATCCAAAACTGTCTAAAGGCTTCCTTTGCCTCGTGTGGAGTTTCAAAAGTGGTAGTTATGGTTACTTCCATTATTCAATTTTCCTCAAATTGTAGAATGGATGAACGTTCATAAAATCAGGTAATCTGATCTTATCGAATGGCATAGGATTCCAGAAACCTTTATCATTTGTCGGGTGGCAGTCAGCCGGGGGAGGCCAGGTAGACCATTTATCAGCAAACCAATTAGCTCTTAGCTCTGCTTTGTGGCCGTGTATCAGCCATTTATAAGCCATAATGGAATCGCGCACTGCATAGCCAAAATGATATATCTCTCCAAACTCTTTGGGGATATAGCCAATCTCTTTACCATCTTGGCGCAAATCAATGAATCGCACCGGCCAGCCTTCATCTCGGCAAACCCAGTCGAAGCTGCGCCAGAAGTGGGTAAAGTTGATAAGCCAATTGCGCTTATCCCCATTAGCTACTAATTCTAAAGCCGCCTTGAGTGTAGCTTCTTGCCAAATCTCATCACAATCTACCACCAGCACCACATCAGCCCCGGCCTTACGGCATATCTCTACCGCCAAGTCCCGATGCTGGCCCTCATACCAAACGTTTTCAATATCATACCATTTAACTTTATGTTCCGGGTCATAAGTAGCAACAGCCGCCATAATCGCTTCCCGCGATTCAATAGGCGGCTGTTCTGTGCGGTATCCATGAGTAGGATGAGGAGTGTAAAGGATATGAATCTGTTCTACTTGAGAGTAAACAGATCGCAAGGCGTAACTAATATAATCTGCGCCATAATGTATGATGGTGTAACTATGTATTTTCAAAGGTCTCTACCTTTCTATGGTTAGAGGAGTATATAGTTACTCCTCTAACCATATTATAGCATGAAACTTGCTAAGTGCTAAAATCTCTTGAAATCTTGTGCTTTTGATGAGATTCGCTCATTTTACGTTTTGTTTCTTCTGAGTGCTTCTTTCCTGTTTTGGTTTTGCTTAGTTTGGCTTTTGCTTCTGCTGACATTGGCTTACCATAATTAGGATTATTTTTACCACTCAATTTTTGTCTAAGTTTCTCTTTATGTTCTTCTGTCAGCTTATGCCCTAATGTGTGAGTATTGCCTAAATTTTTGCCTGTATTTTTCCGACTAATTTTAGCTTTTGTTTCATCCGTATGCTTGTAAGTGTTATTCCGTTTTCTAGTTTCAACCCGTTTTTGAATATGCTCAGGTGATTGCTTTTTTCCTCCCCAATAAGGGGGGATAGATTTTCTATCAATGCTAGCCTGTCTTATTTTTTCTTTAGTCTCATCCGAATGATGATAACCAATGAGACCATCACCACCCTTAGTTAAATTGGTTAAATCATTTCCCACTTCCAAATGTCTAGCTATCCATTGTTTCTCAACCTCTTGCCAGTTTTCTTCATCTGTTACTTCGAGAATGATTAATTGAGGCTCTAATCCACATTCTAATAAATACTTTAACCACTTGTGTTTATAGGTATGAACGCCATTTTTAGCATCACGAATGTGCTCCCACATTCGCCGCCTTGGATTTGCAGACTTTCCAATGTAACGAATTGAATTATAACGTGGGTCAATAATACCATAAATATATATTACTTTAGACATTATACCCTCCTGGTATACTATTATTCTCTATAGATAGTATACCAGGAAAGATACATTAAGGCAATTCTAATACTATAACTATCAGCAATCCACGCAATCAGAGTACAAAGTTGGCGGAGTGGTTATAGTTCTGCCCCCGCCGCGCTCATACACTCTACCGCTGCCAGTCGTATCAGGCAATGGTCTACCTAACACGTTATGGCAGGCGTTCTGGATGCGCCCAGTTAGCCAAGGGGCTTTAGCCACAACGCGAGGTTTAGTGTAGATTTGGACATCGAAACAACCGCGTTCATTGTCGCGCACCAAGGCGTACCGGCCATTGTCAGTGATAGCAATATCGTCTGAGCCAAACAAACTGACAATTTCATTGCGCGTCCGGCCGTAGGTCATATTGAAGTCCTGATATTGGCCGAAGGTAATTTCTTCGCCGTTAATGCTCTTGGTGATAAAGTAGATGTCAGAGCAGATGCCATTCGCCTGACCTGTAGTTTCCGGGATTTGGCTATCCAGCACCACGGGATACCATCGGCCATAAATCGGCAACGCCATCCGGCTGAGATATTCCTCATGCCGCGCTTGGGCCTGGTCTGCCGAAGCGTTCATGCGGTTTGAGCCAGTAACAGTGATGTTACACAGGTCTATACCCGCGCAAGCATACCGCTTGGCTACACCGTCCCACATATTTGGGGACATCACGATATACATTTCCGCCGTTCCCCAGTCCATGCCCGCGCCGCCTGCGCGTCTCTCAAACTCCAAAACCATGCGCCGGAAGTAATCGGTAATTGCCAATGCGCCATCACTCGCCAGTGCATTAAAATTGTAGTCCAAAAGAAAGGCATCAATAGCTGCGCAAGCAAGTTGAGTGTAAGCGTCAAACTTCCCGGTATTCACAATGGACTGGAAACCGGAATACTCCTGATAGGCCGCGCCGTTACCATTACAGGGGTCGCCATTCCACAACATTGTGGCGTTCTTCAGCCGTAACAGATAGCCGGCCGTGCGCGATTGCAACATAAAAGCATCGGTGATTTGCGCGCCCATTGGGATAAGCACATTGCCGGCCGCATCGGTCACACTGCCAAACAAGCTTTTAATTGGCACTTGAGCATTATGTCGCGTACCAAGCCGGTCAAATTGAAGCTCTTGGGTCTGACGGCAAAACCGGCCAAAACAGTAAAGTTGCGCACAAGCATAAAGGGTCGGGCTGATACAATCACCACAGACCGCCGTTTGTTCCGTTGCGCTGCTTTCACCGATACTTGACCAAGCGTCTACAAACTCATTCTCAGTGTCCGTGCCAATCCAAGTCATCACCGCTTCAAACCCTACCGGCCCGACAAGCGCATTGATAAGTTGACTTGGGCCATCACATCGACCAAACAAGCCGCCGCCCGCGTAGAGGTACGCATTAGTTGCCGGCGTTCCACCTGCTTTCAGGCCATAAGGCACATGGCCGCCATAAACTTTCTGACCTTCCAAGTATGGATTAAGTGCTTGGGCCAGAGCAAGCAAAAGATTATTTTCTTGCATCGTATCCATGATAGAGACCTACTTTACCCGTTAGGAAAAATACGTGAGGCTACGCTTTCGCCTTCACGTAACAAGGTACTGCCAATCACAGTCTCTTTTAGGCCATCACCTTCTTTGACCTGGGTCTCTACCGCGTCACTTGCTCGTTGCAGCATACTAAATGTAAATCGTGGGGTCTCTACCCTCGACTTTAGAGCCTCAGCTTTTTCTAGCTTCTCTAGCCGGTCAGCTAAAGCCTTAATTTCTACACCAATAGTCATTAACGCCTCTGCAAAAGGTTGATTATCAACCGCAAATTGTTTGCCAACCTCTGCTGCCAATTTTTCGAGGTCAATAATTACTTCTGGCTTGGCTTCCTCAACCACTACCGGAGGAGTAACAACCTCTGCTGGCTTTGGCGTTTCTTGCTGTTGTCCTTTATGCGCCACGCCGGCCGCCTCTAGCTCCGCCGTGCGCTTTTCACCATCGGTTTCGATTTGCTTGACAAAACTTTCACCAAAAATCTCAATTGCTGCTTTTCTTTGCTCATCACTTAACATGATCTGTTTTCCTTCCGTCCAAATGTTTGCCGCCGCATAACGGGGGAGCGTAGACGTTTTGGTTATCCAAACATGGTCAAATATGCTATCCTCTCTGTCCTCTGGTAAAAACCTAAATTCAGGAGACGCGCCCCAACCCTCTGGGGCAATCATCGGATGTCCATTAGGGTATTGCTTAAAAAACCTCTTAGCCCGCTTGCCCGCTTCGTTATCAAGGTATGGGCCAGCCTCAACCAAAAACCGACCTACGATTCCTTGCCACTCTTTCTTAGCAAAGTCAGTGTCAGGGATATGCCAAAAGTCAAAAGTACCTTTAGCTTCATTCTTAGCACTTTCGCCTACGTAGTTCTCCAATGCCTTGGTGCTGAAGATTTCTTCATCCCTATCTTGAAAAGCATTAGTAGACCAGGTAAAGTGCCAAAGATCGCCTTTGACCGTTTTGATAGCTATACCTATCTCCTGTTCCTCTTTATCTTCTTTCTTGAAGAACGCAACCGCTTTTTTGGTTAGGTCGGTTAGTGGCTGCCACTTCTTGCCTTTAGTGGTTGCCATAGTCTCATTAACCAATGTGCCAAACTCGAAAACCAAGTTTCTTAAAGCCTCTTGTTTGTCTACTACTTCTGGATTAAGCATAATGTTGTTAATAAGATCGTGAAGCTGCCCAGTCAATTCGTTCACATGATACGCGTTTTCTTGAGCTTGTTCTGTTGCGTGTAAATCAGCAAAGGAGATAACACCATATTCCATTGGCATATCCATCATACTTTGCATCATAGGCATTGTGCGCCGTCTATGTTCTTCATCTTCCATTTCGCCATGTTCCATCTTTTCGCCTGTGGCTTCCTCTAAATTCATATTCATATCATGTTCCTTTAACCAAGCCCGCGCCTCAGCCGGCGTAAACTTGCTGCTATCAAAACGGACTGATTGCAACTCGGTGGTATCATCCTCTTTCACGCAGAAGATAGCATGAATACCGCTACCTAGCTTATCATTCTGGCGTCTAATACGCTTGCAATTTTCAGGGGACATCTGACGCGCCGCGTGTTCATTTGGAAAGGGCATGTTATCCTCCTCTACCATCTCTTTTTTTTTAACCATCATTAGCTTGGGATTACGTACTAAAGCCAATTGATATAAAGGCAATTCGTCGGCTTCCGACTGCTGATTAAATTCAGGTTTGAAACCGTAAGTAACTTCAAGAATGGTTCTAACCTCATCAGTGACAAGGGCTTTATCAGCTATAAATTTACCATCGCTTAAGGCCAGGACATTATCGTGTAGCACAATGGTCTTAGGCAGTCGCTTGGCTTTCTCGATTAAGGCCCGCTCTTCTGAAGTTGGCTGATAGTTTACTATTTCCCCATTGGCAAAAGGTTTTGGCGATTCGTAGCCATTGAATTGGCTTATCTTGTAAACATAAAACTTATCAACTTCCGGCCAGTACCTTTTACGTTCCTCAATGTAAATACAGTGTTGTTCAAACCACT